GAATTACAGATGTTACCAGTTACAATATCTTGGATGGAACTACTGCTATTGCAAATTATGATTATTACGGATACGGTGGTCATTTAGACGACCCCGATGCACCGGCAAGCGATATAAACTTTGGCGCACCGAAACAATTATACTTTACGTTAGTAAGCGGTAACCTAACCAACAATCTATTCAATACATATTACTCACCGTACTTAGCCGAGATAACAGACAAGGACAGCAAGTTGTTGACTGGTTCATTTAAGTTGACTGTTCAAGACATTTACGATTTAGATTTCAAAAGGCTGATTTACATTGATGGGGCCTTGTTTAGATTAATGAAGGTTATTGACTTCAATACTAATGGCGATGAACTAACTAAATGCGAATTATTAAAAGTTATAAACTTAGATTACTGATGAGGTACGTTATTACTTTACTTATGTGTATTGGGTTTGCTTATGCACAGCCGGGCAGCAGGATAGTTTACTCGAGCAAGTTTATAAAAGCACCGGGCTTTATTGCTGATAGTAATTTTAAGCCACCTTCAGATACTACTAATTACAAGACAGGTATTGCCACGATTGGCAGTTCTATCTATGTTGGCAACGGTGTTAAATGGTCTACTCCTTCAGGAGGCGGTTCGACATGGGGAAGCATTACAGGCGATTTAGACACGCAAACGGATTTATACACGGCCTTGAATTTAAAGCTGCCAATTGCAGACACGGCAGCAATGATGAAAAGAGATACATCTTCAGCTTATCTTATTTTAGATGCAACAACATCAAGCACTACAGCGGTTGCTACAAATCTTAAATTCCAAATAGCTGCTAATCAAAGATATTTCGTAATGGTAGATGGTACGGCTTCAAAAGCAACATCTACAAGTGGAATGAAATTAGCGATTGGAGCACCATCGGGCTGCACAATAAAAGGTTATGCTCAACAAGGTACTGCAACATTGAGTACGGCAATGACGAACAGTTTGATAACTGCTATTAATACACTGGGCTCAACATTTGCAACAGGTATAGGCGTAGAAGTTCCTTTCAGAATGGTGTTCACAGTAACAAACGGAGTAAATGCAGGAACAATAGAATTGCAATTTGCAACAGTAACGAGTAACACGGCAACCATATTCGCAGGAACAAACATGAGATGGCAACGAACTAAAGGATTATAACATGGCAAAGACAACAGTAGCATTAGAATTTGAAGTAAACAGTAAGGCAGCGGAATCTTCCGTCGGTTCGTTTAAGAAACAACTAAGGGATGCCAATCAGGAACTATTAACGCTGAATGAAAAGTTTGGTGCAACATCAAAGGAGGCGATAGCAGCAGCGAAGAAAGTAGCAAATTTAAAAGATGCTATTGGCGATGCTAAGCAGTTGAGTGAAGCCTTTAACCCCGATGCGAAGTTCAATGCTCTTGCAGGTGCTGTAACTGGGGCAGTAAGTGGCTTTCAGGCTTTGCAGGGCGCACAGGCTTTGTTTGGAACGGAGAGCAAAGAACTTGAAGAAACGTTAGTAAAGTTAAATTCCGTGATGGCTTTAAGTCAAGGCCTTAACGGAATACTTGCTGCTAAAGATGCTTTTATTGCTTTGGGAGCGCAGATAAAAAACAGCACCGTATTTATCAGGGCAAATGAATTAGCGACTAAGGCGGCAGCTATTGTGATGAAGTTGTTTGGGCAAGGAGTAGAAACAACATCAACATCATTTAAAGTTCTAAAGGGAGCGATAGCGGCTACAGGAATTGGTTTACTTGTTGTACTTATCGGGGAGGCTGTGCAGGCGTTTCAAGAGTTTACAAGTGCTGCTGATAAGGCAGCGGAATCACAAAAGAAGTTTAACGACCTAACTTTAAAAAATGCGGAGGATGAGTTAAAAAGAATCAACACAAGATTAGACAGGGAAGAGAAGTTTGCAATAGCGAGGGCGAAACTTGCAGGAGCAAGTGAAGAAGAGATATTCCAAATTGAACAGGAATACAGGAGAAAGAAACTTGAGGCGCAAAATAATTTTATTAGGCAGGCTTATTCATTAGATGAAGACAGAGGCGATGAGGCTGTAGCGCAAGCAAAGAAGATAAATGAAGAAGGTCAGTTAGCTGAATTAGATAATCAGTTAAAGCTAAAGAAGATTAGACAGGATGCTGCAAAACAGGAAGAAGAAGAACGTAAGGCAAGGCAAAAGAAAAAAGATGAAGAGCAAAAAAAGAAAGATGAAGAAGATCAAAAGAGATACGAGGCTACTTTAGCCACAAGATTAGAATTAACAAAACAATCAAACGAAGCAGATGATTTAGCTTTAGAAAATGCACAAAAGCAATTCGATGCAATAGCAGAGCAAGAAGAAGAAGCTGCAAGAAAATCAGCAGAAAATAAAATATACTGGGAGCAGTTCTATGCTAACTTAAAATTAAAATCCGATGCGGAATTATTAAAGGCTGAACAAGATGCAGCAGCGCAAAGAATTGCCAACCTTCAATCTATTGCAGATTCAACAAATAAACTTGCAGACGTTGTTGGAAAACAAACGGCAGCAGGGAAAGCATTAGCCATTGCATCAGCGACTATCAATACTTTCTTAGCAGGTACAGAGGCCTTGAAAGCTATTAAGACAGCGACTAATCCAGTTCAAGCATTAGCAGGGATAGCAACAATGGCGGCAGTTATTGCAAGCGGATTGAGAACAGTTAAAAGTATTGTTGCCGTAAGAGTACCGGGCAGCGGTGGCGGTGGTTCAATCGCTGCTCCTTCGCTTGGCAATTTCTCCCCACAAGCCACAACAACAAACCTAAACCAACAATCCATTAACGCCATCGGGAACGTGGCTGCAAGGGCTTATGTATTGGAAACAGACGTAAGCGGTAATCAGGAAAGAATCAGGCGTTTAAACAGGGCCGCACGTATAAATTAAGTTACATTTTGGATTTTAAAGTATAATTAGTTTATGGATTTTCCTGTCTATAAACTAAAGATTAACCCCAACATTGAGGGGGCGAGCGAGGTTACAGCCGTTGCGCTCGTTGACTTACCGGCAATACAAGAGGACTTTCAGTTCTTCAATCTACACAAACAGAAATACAAAATTGAAAACGAGGAGCAGAGGATAATCTCCGGGCCGCTGATGATAGCGGACAAGCCTATCTACAGAGAAAATGATGAGTTTGGAAGCCATTACATTGTATTCGATGCGGACACGATAAAGACAATAGCTATCAAGTATGCAAAGAAAAAATACCAATCGAATGTAAATGAGATGCACGAAACTCCACTTGCAGGGATAGTTTTATTTGAAAGTTTTATTAGCGATACAAAGCGAGGCATAAAGCCGATGGTAGGTTATGAGGATGCGCCTGATGGCAGTTGGTTCGGTTCAATGTACATTGAGAATGAGCAGGTTTGGCAAGATGTTAAGGAAGGAAAGTTTAAAGGTTTCAGCGTGGAAGGTTTGTTCATTTACGATGTTCCGAAAAAAACTGATGAGGAAATTCTGAACAGTTTGAAAAAGTTATTGAGCTAAAAAGTTACAATTAAATTATAAATGTATAATTGATAAGTATGGAAAGAAATGCAAGCGAAATATTAAAGCAGGTTAAAGAGTTCTTTAACACACTTGTAAACCCTGTTGCTGCCGCTCCAGTAACCGCTCCAGTTGCTCCTGTAGTTCCTGCTGCTGCACCAGTAGCACCAGTTACAATGAGTACCGATTACACGTTAAACGATGGCGTTACGATGGTAAGCATTGACAAACTCGAAGCAGGTGGAGTAGTGAAGATTAAGGACGTTAGCGGTGCGGAAGTTGCAGCACCGGCAGGAGAGCATACTTTACAGGACGGAACAGTATTAGTAGTTGCAGAGGGTGGAATAATTTCAGAAGTGAAGCCGGTAGCACCGGTAGCACCTGCACCAATGAGCATCCAACAGATGGAAGAGTTTTCTAAGATGCAGTTTGCTGCAACTATTGAAGACAGAATAGCGGCTTTGGAAACAATGAACAAAGCCTTGATGCAGAATTGCATGGGCTATGAACTTGCCAAAGCGGCGCAAGCGGATGCAGTAGAAGCATATCGCACAAGCATCGAAGGTGTTCAGGTTGAAATGAAAGCACACAAAGAAACATCGAACAAAGTATTAAGTGGTGTTATCGAAGTGGTTGAAGCATTATCAGCACAACCAACAGCAGTACCGGATCCGACTGTAGAAAAAAAGAATCATTTTAAAGCGGATGTTAAACAACCATCCGAAACAATAAAAAACATTTCTAAAATCTTGTTTTCCTAAAATAAACTAACTATGGCATTTACATTATCAGGCATTGGATCGTACACACGGCAATCGGTAGAACCGTTATTGACAGCGGCTATCTTCGGTGCAAAGACACAGGAACTTATCGCTAAGAGCGGTATCGTTTTAACAAAGGTAAAGAGTGCGGAAGCAATTCCTCTTATGGATACCGATGCGCCTTTTCAAACAGATGCTTGTGGATGGAATCCATCAGGCACAACTACCTATTCGCAGCGTACCGTTACCGTTGGTAAAATCAAAGTGGAAGAAGCCCTTTGTTACAAGACATTGGAAACTTCCTTCATTCAGGAAGCAATGAGGGCAGGTTCTACCTATGAATCATTTGAGCCAGCAGCATGGGAAGCAGCATGGACTAATCGTAAGAACGAGCGTATTGCAAACCAACTGGAAACAGCATTATGGCAGGGTGATACAGCATCAGGAAATATGAACCTTAACAAGTTCGACGGACTTATTAAATTGATTGATGCAGGTTCACCGGTTGATGCAAACGTAAATGCTTTTACAGGAATTGGCGTAATTAGCGGGCTTACATCAGCTAACATCATTACTGCCGTTCGTGCCGTGAAGAACGCTATCCCAGCGGCTTTGAAAGGATTAACTGATACTGTTATCTTCATGGAGTATGCTGCATACGACATGTATGTAGATGCAGGTGTAACAGCTAATCTTTTCTCTTACAACTTCAACGACAAATCTAACTACGGTGGGCTTACCGTACCGGGAACAGGCATCCGTATAGAAGCTGTACACGGCTTGAACGGAACAGGAGATATGTATGCAATGAGATTATCTAACGCTGCAATTGCGGTTGATGCTGAAGGTGAAGAAGCTAATTACAAGCTTTGGTATTCAGAAGACAACAACGAAGGTCGTTTCCGTGCAGCCTTTAAATTTGGTGTGAACGTAGCGTTTACAACCGAAGTAGTGAAGTTTAAATCAACAATCTAATTATGCCTAATTGTTCAATAAGCTCAGGTTATGCAATTGACTGCCGTGATGCGGTAGGCGGTAACAAAGAAGTTTACATTATCGACTTCTACGATGTTACTGCCGTTGCCGAAGCAAGCGGATTAGTTACTGGAATAACTAAAGCATCGGGAAAAAGGTTTTACAAATTTGAGATACCCGAAGCCACAGCGGAAGGAAAAGACACGCCTGTAGGTAATACACAAAACGGATCACTCTTCTTCAACCATGAGTTCACAATGGCCCTCAACAAAAGAGATGCTGCAACAAGGAATATAATACTTGTGCTTGGTAAGGCGAGGGTTATCATTGTAGCAAAGGAGTTATCAGGCAGATGGACAATGTACGGCAAGGACAACGGCTTATGGCTTACTACCGGAGAAGGAACATCAGGGCTTGCAGGTGGCGATAGGAATGGTTACAATCTTACATTCACAGGCGAGCAAAGAGAACCAGTACTTGAGGTAACAAATGCGGTGGGATTAGTTTTACAGACACCCGGATAATATTTAAAACAAAAACCTAAAGAGGGGTGGGGATTTCCCTCACCCTTTTTTTATGCTACAAATAAATAAAGATATTACCAATACGTTACTATTCACCGCTACGGAAAGTTGTGTTCTTGTAAATCCGTATTTTCTGTTTAAATTTACAAACAGAACAACAAATGAAATAATTTATTATGTTGCTACTGATACAAGCCTCTACAATTATAGATTCAATAAAGCCACAATATCGGGTTCATTATTCTCTCAATACGGATATTACAATTACGAAATTTACGAGCAGTTAAGTTCAACGAATATAGACCCGACAGGTTTAAATTTAGTGGAGAGCGGTTTCATGGTTGTTGTTGGCGATTCATTCACGCCTGATGAATACGATGGTCAGGATAATACATTTGTAGTATGATAGATTACAATCTTATACAGGTATCATTTGCGAGGGCTGAACAGCCTGTGTTTACTGAACGTAAAGGCAGTGGCATTGTAAACTTTGGCGAAAAGAATACCTTCCCTACTTACTTAAACGACTTGTATAACGAGAGCCCAAAGCACGGGGCTATTGTGCAAAGCAAAACGACTTACATATTCGGGAATGGATTTGCAAAAATAAAAGACTATAAAAATCCAAACGATTCAGAAACGTGGAACGAATTATTAAGAAAATGTGTTTTGGATTATGAAAAGTTCGGCGGTTACTACTTACAAATAATTTGGAACAAGGGCGGAACGATAGCAAGCATCTATCATTTGAAGTATCATAAGGTTAGAACAAATTATGATAATTCTACATTCTGGGTGAAAGATGAGTGGGATATTTACAAGCAGATTTCTGCTAAAGATAAATTAAAGGAAAGGGATTATCCTGCATTCGATGTGAACGACAAAAAAGGCTCACAGGTTCTTTTTGTTAAGAGTATCGGAGATCAGTCAGATGTTTATCCATTGCCCTCTTATTATCAGGCTTTGAATTATATTGATGCTGATAGGTTAATGGGCAGGCACGTGCTGGGGATGGCTAAGGATGGATTTGACT